CTGGGGTACTATAATAGTACATCCCAGCTACATAAGGTTTTACATATAGTATCTCAATAGGTTTTGGACTATCTGAAACATTAAAAGCTGGTATTCTTAAAGGTTTATCACTTGGCTTTATGTTTACCCAGTCTGCATGATAGTAATACGCTTGTACTTGCTTGTCATCTGCACTACATTTCTCAGCTCTTAAAGTCTCAATAGGTATATGTTCTACTTTCTCAATAGTCTTTTTATCCTTTGAGTAAATTACTTGCATAGCACATTGACCAGTAAGTTTTAAATCATACGCAAACTTTCTTACATCATCTTTTTTAAATAGAGATATCATTCTTGCATATTGCTCTGGTCTCCTTGCACTATCTGTTGCATCTAACCCTCTACCGAAAATCAACTGAGAGATAGAGTTAATACAAGCATTGTTTGTAGCACTTCCGTTATATCTATCAATTAAGAATTTAAAATAGTCATTGTCAGCACCAAACTCAATCCACTCTTTGTTCTTATTCTCTACAATCTCTGGAGAGGTGTAAGAAGATAAATTAACAAAAGATACAGAGGATTTACTTTTGTTATTTATGGTTGGTTTTGTTTTTCTTATGTTTTTTCTCATAATATTATAAAATCATTATTACCACCATCTTCTTGTACATACTCGTTTTTGTTTACTGAGTAATGTTCGTTGTTAGATTGGTCAGTTGATTGGCTAGTACAAAAAATCTTGTCTCTATAAATGATGTCTTGTCCGTTATATACTTTTAAATCATAAAATCTACCCTCTATTAAAGTAAACACACTAGAAAGCTCTAAGTAGTTTTTGTTTACAATTGCAGTAGGTGTTATCTCTACCTCTGAGTTTGTACTATCATCTCTTAACTTAATTGTTACAGATGTAGCATATACTCTTGGTATAATTTTTATCGTTTGTGAGTTTGTAGATGGAGTTAAGTGTTTCATCTATTATATAATGAAATTTTCAACCCTTTTTATTAATTTGTATAAAAAAAAAGAGCATTCCCGAAAGAATGCCCTAAAATCAAATCAAAAATGAAAAAAACTATGCGTTTGGATCAATTTGCGTTGCACTTGTATCAGCAGTTATTACGGCTGGTGTTACAAAATATGCTGCATCAGTTTCTTGACCTTCTAAAGTTAAAGTGAATCCACTTAAATCTCCCATAGCAGCACCAGATACAATTGTTCCTCCAGTTACCTCTGCTCCGTGTTCTAAACCTACCATAAAGAAATTACCATTGTAATCTTCTATTGCAACGTGTGGTCTTGCAGTAGCTAAAATTTTAATTTCTTCTTGTGTAGCTTTATCTAAAACTGGTAAAGTTAAATTTAAAGTTTGTGTGTAAAATGTAGTTCCGTTTTCTGTTGAACTATTAATTGTGGTTTCTAGTGAAGAATTACCTTTGATATCAAATTTAAAGAAGGATGGTGTTCCAGCTAATGCAGTAATTTCTCCAGATGCTATTGTAGTTGCTCCCAACGTACCATAATCTGCAAAATATACTGCTTTTAAGCCACCAACACTACTTTTACAAGGTAAAGCTCTACCAGATGTAAGTAAACAAGCCATTGTGTTATATTTTTTTAAGTTATTAAAAAAAGGGTAAGCAGATGAACTACCTACCCTTTATTATTATTTTATAGATTATCTTATAATCCTAATCCGTAAGAAACGATATCTCCAACAATAGAATATTGTACTGCTGCTGAATATTTCATTATAAATCTAACATTAGAACTTCCGTCTAAATCTGACATATCTAATACTTTTACTTCGTTGTGGTCTGATAAAAGTCCAGTCCCAAAGAATAAGTTAGATTTCAAAGTAGCGATTACTTTGTTGTCAGCTAATCCGTTACAAGCAACAACTTTTACACCATCAAAATATTGGATGTCGATGTCTTGGTTGTTTCCTTGTGCGTTTACACCAGCAGCTCCTAAACCTCCAGCTTGAAAACCTCCTAAAGCTCTTTTGTAAGCTCTAAAGATGTTCTGAGATACATACATAAATAACTCATCGTTTCCATATAAAGAACTTGGAATAGCATCTACAACACTTCCTAACTCAGCAATTACATTTGCAGCAGTTACTGCTTCTCCAGTAATCTTTTTTGCTCCAGTATGTCCAGCATCAGCAGCTAATAAAGTTACAAAACCATCAAAAGCACCAGCTCCATCAGTTCCACTCCAGATATCTTGCTCTGTTTTTTGTGCTACCTTCTGAGAGATTCTTCCGATAAAGTAATCAGAGAAAGTTTTAGGTAGGTTATCATGAGAACTGAAACCCATTGATTCAGCTTCCCAATCAGAACGGAAGTTGTTTACACATAATTCAAGATTTACTTGAAGTTGTTTTGGTTCGATTACTCTTTCAGTCAACGTTACAGTTGATGTATCAGAGAAATCACAAGTAGCATTTGCAGTAATACCATCGATTGATACCACTTTTAATACTTCTTTAAATTTTACATTTGGTTTTACTTCGATTAAACCATTTGCGATTGTGTTACCACTTAATAGAGCTGCTGAAACGTATTTTCCAGCAAATTCTCCAGCATAAGTGGAAGTAATACTTGTTGTTGTAGCCATTATTTATTTATTTATTGCGTTAAAAATTCTATTTATTGTTGTGTTCTTATTTCCTCTTTGAGAATAAAGATTTAATTCTTTATTATCAGATGAGTTTTCTGGAGTATGTGTAATTCCTTCTACTTCTGATAACTCTACTTTTTCTTCAACTACTACCTCTTCTGCAACAACTTCTGTTTTAGATAATTTTAGTTCGTTGATCTCAGTTCTTAGTTTTTCAATTTCTGAGAAGAACATTTCTTCTGATATTGATTTAACTATTTTTTTAGGAGTAGCTTCTTCTGTTGCTAACTCTTCTTCTGCAACTGGTGCTTCTTCTGCTGGTGCTTCTTCTTCTGCACTTGCTTCTTTGATTTCTCCAATTACTCCTTCTTCTGATACTACAATGGTTTTGCCTTCTGCTTCGTACTCTCCAACTGGTACTGCAACTCTTTCTTCGTCTGCAACGACAAAGATTTCTGCTCCAGCTTCAAATACTTCAGCTTCTAAGACTGCACCATTATCTAGCGTCATTTGCTCTAGCTTCACTTGTATTCCAAGTAATGTACGAGCCTTGTTTAATAATGTTTTTTCTGCGTTCATATATTTAGTTAATTATATTTTTATTTTTAAACCCTCTTTTATAACATTGAGTTCTCCAATTAAAATGCTTGTATTTATGCTATCAACTTCTTTTCCTATTGGAGTATCAAAGAAATCAACACCCAGTTCTTTAGCTGATACTTTACCCTCTACTTCAATTTTTTTCACTTCTTTATAAAATTTATCAACTCTGCCATCTAACTCTCTTGCTTCAGAACCTATCTCTCTTACTAAATCATCGAGAACACTAAACTTTTTTTGATATGATTTAATATTTGATTTTAATTTAGATGACATAGATTTTATACCACCTAAATTTAAAGCTAACTCAACTTTCTGCGTTGCCAATTCTGTTTTCTCTGCTTGTGCTAGTTTTTTAAAAACTCTTTTCTGCGTGTTCATGTATATATAATGATTTTATTAAGTTATTTTGTATTTTCGTTTTTAACTTTCTTCGGTTTTTCTTATTTTACCGATGCCTTGCTTCCAATATTCAGGAGTTTTACAATCTTTTTTTGTTTCTGTTTTACACTCTATTGAGTAGGTGTTTTTACATTTACAATAAACTGCTCTCATTAGGATAAAAGTTTTTTAAGTTCTGCTAATTGCTTTTCTTCTAAATCTTCTTTTAACTCTTCATTAGGTCTTTCCATTTTATCTGCGAAATAACCTTCAATTGAAAAACCTTTTACTTTGCCAGTTTTTACATAGTTATTCCAAATCTCATCATTCTCAACTTTTACACTACCCATCCAAGTGCCTACTGGTACATCTAAACCATATAAAGCAGTCTTGTCTTTTTGTTTATCTTCTACGATCCAAGATTCTACAAGTGTTAAATCTTTTAATTGGTCTTTGTGTTCTAGTGTTGCTTCGGATTGGTTTCCGTTTTGTAGATATAACTGAGATGCTTTTGCTATTGTCTTTTCAGAAAAGAATATATAGTACTCATCTTCTCCAGACTTTCTGTAAATAGGTTTCTTTGGTATAAGTAAAGCACCCATTAACAAACGCTTCTCTTTGTTTATTTCAGCAAGTTTTATTTCCTGGTTGTTAAGTGCAATAAAATCTGATTCAATTGCTGGATTTTCAACAACAGAAATAGCTTCTACTCCGATTGCTTCTTCATCATCTAAAATAAGTTCTATTAGCCTCATGTATATATAATTAAAAAGTTAATACTTTTTGTATTTTTAATCTCCTAAACTTGCATCATCAATTATATTTCTATCCATACTCTGTGCAGTTGTTACATCGTTTGCTACAACATAGGCTTGTACTGGTTGTTGTGATTGCCCTCCAATAGCAGATGCTAATTGGTCTGTGGAACTTGCACCAACTACATTAAATGCTGGAGGTATTGATAAAGCAGCTTGTGATGGAGTTATACCACCTCCACCTCCACTTCCACCTAAACTAGAAGCAACTGTTTTTGTTTTTTTTGTTGCAGAAATAACACCACCAATAATTGCAGCAGCACTCGCAGCATAACCAATTAATGCTGGAATAGCTGCTGGAAATCCCAGCTTTAAAGTTTTAGCTAAACCAGTAGCAACAGACGAACTACTCTCTGCACCATCTAAGGTTGCAGTTGTAATTGCTTTAGTTGCTTTTGATTTCATTACACCTAAATCAATAAGTAACTCTTGTGCTGCTAAAAGTTGTTTACCAATTAAAGCAGCTTTACCCATCGCTGATTCTGCACCAAATATAGACTGCAAATCATTTAAAGCTTGGTATTTTGCAGCAGTCTTTTTTTGTTCTAACTCTATTTCTTTATTTACTTTTAATTGTTTTGTTTCTAAATCTTCTTGTGCAAAACCATCATTTACTTCCTTTAATTGTGCATTGTAATCTTTTTGTAAAGCAAGTAATCTTTCTTTCTTTTCTGCATCATCAGTAATTTCTTTTTCTATTAAAAGTTTGTTTGCTTCATATTGTTGCTCTAGCTCTAATCTTTCTCTGTCTCTTTCAGATTTACCAAAAAGAGCAATCTCATTCATTATTTCTTTCTGCTCTCTTAGTAAAGAATTAGTGTTTGTTTGTTGCTCACTTCTAAAACCAGTTATTTGTGCTTCAATACCAGCCCTTTCATTAAGTGCTTCTTGATATGCTTTTTGTAATTGTATGTTCTCTTTGTTTTTATCTAATTCTGCTTTAGCAGATGCGACTGCGATATCAGCGTTTTTAAGCATTGCTTCTTCTTGCTTGTCTAGTATTTTAGCAAGTTCTTCATTCGCTTTTATTCTTTCTTCAATACTTTTACTTTCATCGTCTCTTATTTGTCTTTGTTGCTCTGCTTGTCTGTCGTACTTTTCAATTAATCCTTGATTTTTTACTGATGCTATTTCAGCAGCTTTTGCTAACTCTACATTGCTCTTTGCAGCTTTAATTGTTTTCTTAGTGTATTCTGTTATTGTTTCAGCTACTGCTTCAAAGCTATCATCAACACCAGTAACAACATCAACTGTTTGTTTACCAGCTTCCTTTATTGTATCAAATGCAGCACTAAACTCCCCTCTAACTAATTGCCCAAGAGATTTACCAACCAATCCAAATACTTCTAGCAGTTGATTAAACCTATCAATTAAACCTTGCTTTATAATGCTTCCAAGTTCAGATATCTTCTTTGCAGGGTTTTCAAAAATATCCTTAAAGAATCCAGTAATTGTTCCTAAATTTTTATCTATAAAACCAACAAAATCATTAAAAGCAATATTTACAGCTTCAAATGATGTATTGAAGAAATCAGCAACCTTTTGATTCTGCATAAACACTTCTTTCAACATAGTAAGTCCAGCAATTAATAATCCAATACCAGCTGCCTTTATAGCTTTACCAATTCCTTTTATACCTTTCGCTGATTTGCTAGAAGATTTCTCTACTTCTTTTAAAGACTTAGCGGTATTTTCATTTGATTCTGTGGTTGCTTTATTAATGTCTTGTATTGCATTTACAACATCTTGTAAACTTGCTTCTGCTTTGCCAGTTTTAGCTTCTAATTCTACTACTACTTTCTCCATTCTCTTTTTATTAATTCTTTAAAACTATCTGGAAACTTGTTCTTTCCTTTTGCTATTTGTACTATCTCAGATTTACAATCTGTATCTCTTAGTAACTCTAATATTTCTTTTATCATTATGACGTTGTTTCGTTAAATGTTGTTGTTGATTCATTATTATTAAAGTCTGTTGCAGTTACTCCAAAAGCATAAGTTGTTCCACTTGTTAAACCAGTTATGGTAACACAATAAGTATCTCTATATGGTGTTGCAGTAACCCTTTGTACAAGTACCCCATCTTGTGTAACAGAATAACTTTTTACACCCACTCCAGTATCAGTTGATGCTCCCCAACAGAAATTAATTGTAGTTGTTCCAACTATTGGTGTGCCAATTACTGGTGCAGTTGGTGGTGTTGTATCTGGTGGTATAGCTGGAGCTGGAGGTGTATAAATATCATTCAACAACTCTAATTCAGATTTACCAGTTAGCATATTTGTTTTGATGCTATTGATCTTGTAAGTAGTACCACTAATATTAAACCTATCTGCTAGTGTATAATTGAGTAATATTCTTAAAGGTAGATATGCAGTTACTTTTGTTAGTCTGTTTGTTACATCAAATACATCAGAAATGTAATCACTATGGTATGCCTCAAATAAAGTATCTGTAAAATCATTTGTTGCAGTATATTCGTTTATCTCATTATTGAAATTAATATTATACTTGCTTGTTGATGATGATAATGCAACACTATTTGATGGTATGTTATAATTAGTGATAGGAGAATTATATGTACTACTTTCAACAAAAGATATATCATTACCACTATTTCTAATTGGATAAAATAATAATGGTTTACCATAGTAAGATTCTTGATTGTCATCTACAAAAAACCCATACTGAATTGATGTTGAATTACCATTGTTCCCATCTATTAATCTCTCGTATTTTAATTGTGAGAATGGTGTTTTTACTTTATATATCTTTCCACCAGAATCTATACCTCCTACTTGATTGTAACTCATCTTGCCCCAAGTGTTAGCTGCAAGTTGTTCGTGTTGTTTTGCTAATATTGTTTTTGTATCTCCATGTTCAAATGTTATTTCTTTAAATGGTAAAGCAACATTAACAGAGCTTTTACTTCTATCAATAAACTCTGTTATGTCATAAGATGTTCCATCACTATAAAAGTCATCTAAGGTTTTTACAATTACTTCATCAGTATCATCATCAACGTAAGATGTTAGATTGAACATTTTAAATACACCAGTTAGAAATTCTATTATTTTTAAATCTGGTATTTGCTGAGATATAATAAAACTAAATGCGTTGTTATGTGTAAATGATGCAGATTGATAATATGTAAAAGATGTAGCTCCTCCAAAATTAGTAGCTAAAACCCAAGTTACTTCTGTAAATACAATATTATTAGAAGATTCAATTATAACATTATAACCCCCAGCAGATAAATCATAATCACTATCTGGTATGTCAATGTCTCCACTAGCATCTACTACCCTATGTACTTCTTGTCCGTTTATTTGAATTGATACATTATAATTATCACTACTACTTGTTCTTAGTCTTAATGTTAAACTTTCAAATTGAAAAAAAGAATTTGGAGATGGATTTAAGGTTGTTGATGATATATTTAAAGTTGATACATTTATTATACCAGTATTTTGTGGATTAGTTTGTGTTACAGTCCAAGTATTAACAATTGATTGAGCTAAAATATCTCCAGTACCACTAGATGCAACATCTCCTTTCTTTCTATGTAACCACATAAATAAATTATAGTAAGGTGTATTTGTACTTGTAAAGAAATCATCACTAAAAGTTATTCCGTATTTTGAAGATATTGCTTGTATAATAGTATCAACTCTTAAAGCATACTTTAATTGATTCCAATAAACTCCATGTACATTAGTACCACCCCCACCTTCATAATGTAAGTTACCATAATCATTTGCAGATGAATGAGAATTATAGGTTAATCTATCTGTATGTGTTATTAATGGTACTATAACATCGTTTGATGCTGGATTTGCTTGTAAAGAAGTTTTTATACTTGCAGTATCATAAGTTAAATTAATGCTATCTAAACCATTTAAAGCTCCTAGTTTATCATCTCCAATTAAGTCTTTTAAAGTAACTGTATTTCCAGTAAACCTAACTTTGTATGAATATGGTACATTGTTTTTTAAATCAACACCTTCAAGTTTTATTTTACCTTTCTTAAACTTTAAATGATTTAATTCTAAGGTTGCACTTACTCTACTTCTACCATCAAAACCATTTGTGATACTATTGTTATAATAATGTTTAAATATTTTATTATTCTCTTTTGTTGCTGGTAATGTGAATGTCTTTGAATAGTCTGTAAACACTTTCTGAACGTCTTTTACGTTCTGGATCGTTTGTGTTAGTACAACACTTTCATCATCAAATAAATCTACTCTCTGACCTTCTATGTAAAGTTGTATTTTCTGCATTTATCTTATGTCATTTAAAACATTGTAAGAATTATCAAACTCTATTGTGTACTCAACAAGTCTATCGTTTACACTTGTCTTGTATGTGATGTTGCTTGTCTTTATATTGATAGGATATACTTGATTGTTTTCATTTGTGATCCATACCTTTTCTGATAACATCATCTGCTTAAACACCTCATTGTAAGATTCATTTACAAAACCACTACTTAAAGAAACTGATTCGTTTGCTACGATATTAAAATCTCTTTTTGTGTGATTGTAGGTATTGTAAGTATTGCTTGATGTTAAAGTGTTTGCTTTGTAGCTTTCTCTTTTAGTAGTCATTTTCTCAACTGACTTTTTAAAGAAATACAAATCTTGTAACACTCCAAACTTATTTATAAATGTTGTCTTGTATGGTGTGAATTTACACTCGCTTAATTGTGATATTTTTATAGTTGATGTTTCTGCACCAGCATCTCCAGTATATTGAATAGTTGCCTTTACTGCTTGGTTATCTGTATAAGATGTATAAACTACTTTGTCTTGTGATTGGTCTGATAAAGAAAATGTTTCAGAATCTAAAATACCATTATCAGAATCATAAAATTTAGCAGTTACAGTTCTATCTGTTTGAACTGGTATATTTATTTGTTCTCCAGATTCTATAAATATTTCGTTGTTGCTCATTAACAAACCCTCGTACTCAAAAGAATAGTTTGCACCATCTTCAAAATAACCATAACTATTAAATGCTAAGTCTGTGCTTATTGTTTGTGACAATTGTACACCATTACCATCAAATGCAGTAAGTGTTGTTCTTACCCATTTACAAGATTGTTCAGCAAAACCATCATAATCTCCATTAAAAGTTATATCTAAATAATCCCTTATAAGCTCAGATATTTCAAAAGATATTTTAGTTGTGTTTAGTATTATCTTTTTACTTAAAGAATATGTAGGTGTACCACTATATCCAGTTGTTTCATTACCAGTATAAATCTCTATATCTAAAGTAGCAGTTGCCAGGTTAGCATTTGATACAGATAAAAAGTGAGGACTTCTTGTATTAATTATTGCCATTCGTTGTAAATTTTAGTAGTTCTTCAACATCTAATTTGTATGCTTCTATTATGTCTTTGTCTAAATTCTTAAATGCTTTCTGAAATGGCTTTGTAAAAAACAAACTCGGTTTGATTCCTTTGTTGTAAATACTTCTTGCAATCATAAATTGTAAAGACTTTCTTGATATGAATTTACCATCCTTACCTCTTACTCCTTTTAAACCTTTTCTTACGATCCATTTATCCATTTTACTTGGAGGAGGCATCTTATCTTTATAGGCATAAGGTGTATTGTATTTCTTTACTTTACCACTAACTCCTTTGTCTTGAAATATACCATAGTCCTCCATTAGAAAACTCATAGAGAAACTATTAGGACTTACGTTTAAGTCATAGTCTAAACTATTATAAAGTTCTTTAGAGCTATTCTTTTTACTCTTTGTTAGATTCGTTCTTGATTGTTGAATCACATACTTAGCAAATCTGTTCAGCTCTTGTTGTACGTTCTTTAACATATATCAATATCGTTATTTACAAGTACATCAAATGTCATTGCCCAACCAGCCATCTCATTCTCGAAACGATCGTAGAAAGGTTCTAAACTTGGATTACCATCTAACTGGTATAAGTCTTGGTGTAATGTACCTCCTCTTAAAACTTGTGCTAGTTTATTAAGTACTGCTAATTGTGTGTTAAGTATATCTTGCTCATTATCGTTACCTACAAAAATATCTACTACTGCTTCTTTTGAAACGTCTACAATATCCATAGACAAAACAGACATACTAAAACGCAATACATTATCCTCGTTGTTTACATTATTTACAATGATGTGTGATAAAGGAAATATAGTTTGTTTGCTTAAATCAATTTTAGTGATGTCTCCAGTTGTTACTGTATTAACATTTACATCTGCTAAGAGCTGATTCTTTATTGTTTCTGTTACTTGATAAAAACCCTTCATTAGAACTTACTTTTTATTTGTTGTGATTCCAACTCTGCTTTCTCTTTCATGAATGATAACATTGTAAAGCATTGATGAATATTTAGTTTAGTGATATCTTCAAATCTTGTAATATCTCCGTTAGCGAGTCCATAAATTGATTGATACCATCCCCATTTGTTTCCGAAGTTAGCTGCTCTTGAAACTCCTCCACCTCCTCTAGATTGGAAGAGAGAATCGTATGCTTCGATAATTCTAGTCCGAGATTGTAAAAAAAAAAAAGAGATCCTAATGCAGCATCTAATGGCATATCTAACATCTTCTCTGGATTGCTTGTTGTGTATTCTTCTATGTTGTATTTGCCTACCTTACTTGTTACAATTGGTCTGTACAATACATTCATAGCTATATGCATTGATTCCCATTTTGAAGCATTGTTATCCAAGTCTATGTATTCTCCTAAAGACATTTCGTCTAGGTCTGGTATGAAGCCATACTCAATACCATTTAGTGTAAACCTTTCAACGTGATTAGGTTTTACTTCTAGCATACTATTAAGAATATCTATAATAGCAGTAACACTAACCATCTTTAATTTATAGCTATCACTTAAAGGTATTCCACAGAATATCTCTATCATTTTAGCATCCAAGAAATTACCCTCTGGATTCTCTTCTGCTATCTTTAAGAACTTTTGGTATTGTCTTAATGTAATCTCACTTAGTGATGTTGGTACGTTTATTTCTATCTTCATATATATATAATGAAAAAAGAGACCTATTTTATGAAATAAGGCAAACTATTTTCATAAGCCTTTGTAAGTAATAAGAAATGTTGAGGTTTACTTGGTAGTGATATCCTAACTTGTTTGTTTGTTCTATGGTGTATAAAGCACTCAACAACTGCTATCATTTGTTCATTGCTCATTACCTTATAAAGTATTTACCCTTGTTTGGATTCTTTAGTTGAGAAGATATTGCATAACGTGCTGCATCTACACAATGATTAAAAGCATCAATAGGTTTATTAATAGTATTCCCTTCTCTGTCTTTCATCCAAGTATAAGACTGTAACTCTTTAATTAGATTCTTGCTTCTGCTTGTTACAAAGATTTTGTTTTGATTGATTAGATTGATACCATATACAATTGAATCTTTTCCTTTAGTACATGGTAATACATTATGTCTATATGTTCTTAGCTCAGCTATT